GTACTTTGGAAACAATGACTGAAGATTTTGTGCGATTGAACTTGGATGAACTAGATGCACTTAAAAGTGCTCTACAGTTGTTGTCCAAAAAAGAACAGAAACTCATGGAGAGTAGTGGTAAAGTAAGTTTCAATAGATTGTATAACAAACTCCAGAGTGCAGTAGATGATATTCAACGTGTGAATGATGAAAACTAAATTTCCTTATGAACATGTAGTTGATTGTATTCAAAAAATTGTTTGGGTTAATTGGGATGGACATGGGCAAATTGCACTTTATGGTGTACCATACTTAGTAGAAAAGTATTATCCTGGATACACTGTAAAAATAGCTAGCAGGGAACACTTTGAGACATTGAAGAATCCATCAGGACACTTGTAGAAGTGGCACAGTAAAAGAGCACAGAGGCAGTTTCTGTGCTATCATACTTGTATGAATGAAAAACAGATGAACTTCGCAACTTCCAATCTGTCTAAGATTAAACCTAAATTGCGTACTCAAGGTAATGTCACTGGCAATTTTGGTCGTCCTAAGACTAAGGCAGGTTCTCCTATTTCTGGTCTTGGTGTAACTAATGCAAAAGTGATTAAAGTTACAACTCCAGATGATTATTTGAACAGGATGTATTATGTGCTAGATAATGCAACTGATAAACAAGTGCAACAGTTTGCATATACTGAGATTCGTAAGATTCTTGTTCAGCGTGGACAGTGGTGAAACTGGCACACTATCACTTGATTTTTTCTCTTAACTCTGCTATCATTACAAAGTAATCTAAAAACAAATGCCTACTACTTACAATTTCACAGGTGATGCTGTTACCTTCCTTGGTTTGGTTGGTGTCATTAGCACTTCCATTATTATTATTACTGTCTTTCGTCGCTATTTCAATTCTCCTCTCATCAAATGAACTACAAGTCAATTCAAGAGTACGAAAAAGATCTGAAAGATGCAAAGAAACAGTATGATAAACTGAGAAAACAAATTACTAGGTGTAAGTCTGATTATCAATATGAAATTATGTGTGAGGATCTTGAAGATTGTAGGCAAGATGTAATTGAACTTCAAATCCTCATCACTGAACTACGCAACAAGAAGAAACTTGCTGAAATTGAAGTATAGCATGTGACACTTGTACAACTGGCACTGTAAATGAGCACAGTGCCCACTTTCATGCTATGATGTCAGTATGACAAAAACAAAGATGAAGTTTCAAGATTATCCTATTAGCAAACCCAGTCAAGAATGGTTTGAGAATAGTTGTAGAATGTGGGCAGAGCACTATAGTTTTCTGCTTGGACTTAGCATCTGGGATGATGCAGAGAAAGCATGGATTGAAGAACAGTTTAATTTCAACAAGATTTACGATGTCTAATAAAGTTTGGAAAGGTGTCTGCCTTTGTGTTATCCTATTTGTAGGAGATCCTTTCATTAACTTGCCACAGGTTAATGCTAATTATGTGCCAGATGTAGAAGTGGCACATAACACTTCCAAATCCTGAGTTTTCATGCTATGATGATTACATCAACAGTTGAGGAACAATGATTGACACTTGTAAATTGCATGATGATTTAGAAGGTTTTGCATCCTATTTGGGTGTTGATTATGAAGACTATTATCAACTGATTTATAGTCTTCCTGAGGAAGATGAGTCTATTATTCAAGTAGAACTCACTGTCTGATTTTATAGGAATGTGTTTGCCTTAAAGTTACACAACTTTGTTCACTTACCACTTTCTTTATCATGTCTACCAACCTATTGTCTCTTGCTGCTGATCTTGCTGATACCAACTTTGCTGCTTCTCAACTGATTATGAGTCTGCAAAATGCACAAACTGGTGCAGAACTTGTTGATGCTCTTGATGTTTATGATAGTTCAGTTCTTGATAGTGTAACTGAACCTGTTGCTGTCTGATAATAAATAGTTGTGCCTTAATTGACCGCACTCTTTAAGGTATGGGGGCATTTTGCCCCCTTTTTATTATAAATAATAATGCGGTCAATTTAAGAGCAGTTATGGAACTGGCACAGTAAAAGAGCATAAAGACAGTTTCTGTGCTATCATACTTGTATGAATAAAAAAACAAATGATTACTCCAAATTGGATACATCACTCTAAAAAAGATAAGAGCACTAAGGGCACCTGTAAAGGAAAACTTAAAGCACGTAAACAAGCATTACAACATTTCAAAGCAAAGTATAAAGTAAAATGATATATGAAGTCCAAACTTATGATGCCACAGACAACACTGTGTATTATGAGACTGTAGAAGATGTGATTGATTATGAGGATGCTCGTGATATAATTGCAGAGAAGTATCCAAATCGTAAAGTAATTGCTGTTCAAGAAAAATATAAAGTAAAATGATACATCAACATACTCTACAAACAGCAGCAGCATTTGATAGACTTGATGATGCTTTGCTGGGTAAAACTGATGACACTTTAAGTGAACTTATGGAGGATCTTAAATACCTATTGTATAAAGCAAAGGTGATTCAAGGTGTTAGTGCATCAATAAATGATGGATATGACTATGATCCTGTGCCACATTGTGACCTTCCTGAACGTCATTGATGTGCCACATGTTCTAGTGGCACACGAAATGAGCACAGACCCCAAATCCATGCTATCATACATGTATGAAAGATCAAACTACTGAAATGACTGACAAAGTTATTAACAAGATTGAGCAGTTCTGTGATGTTCTGCGTACCAATTATCAATCTTATTCTATTGCACAACATAGGAAATATATTGACAAAGGTGAGTCTGTAGATTATCACAAACAGCAAATTGATAAACTCTGTGAAGGTGAAGGTGTAGATCAATATATTTACACCAAAGGCAAAAAGTATGCAAAGATCATTCATGTTATGAATGACAGTAAGCAACGCAGTGCTCATGCCTTTGTTGATCTTAATACTGGTGATGTGTACAAATCTGCATCATGGAAAGCACCATCATTGAATGGTGTAAGGTATAACTTGCTGGATGAGAAATCCTGTGAGGAAATGTACAAACGTGCAGACTGGGCAGGGTCGTATTTGTATAAATGATTACATTTTTTGGTTCTTGGTTTGCTCTTGCTTTTATTGCATTAGTGTTTAACTATGCTATTCACCACAATAATCCTCAAGACTAATGAAATACGTACTATTTGCTATTGCTGCCTTGATCTTTGTTAATGTTGTTAGTTCAAATGCTGACTATCAAATGAAGAGAGATGTGCAGCATTTGAATTATACCATGTGACACTTGTAGAACTGTCCCTATATGCTTGACTTTTTAGTAAATCTGTGGTATCATACATGTATGAAAGATAAGTTTATGCACCAATCCACTCTAGATCTTTTTTGTGATCACATTGATACACAAATGGCAGAAGAATATGCTATGGAACTTGAAGCAAAAGCAGCAGAATTAGAAGTCACTGTAGATTACTACATGGCAGAGTTCCTTTAAGTTTTAACACATCAATTTGACCAACATTATTAACAACAACATGATTACCATTTCACAACCTTTTCATCATCTTAATCTGCCTAAACTTGCAGACATTCCTACTGAAACTGTGAATGGTTCACGTAAGTATATGGTAAATGGTAAACTATTGCCATCCATCACTTCTGTTACATCTTACCAAACTCGTCATAGTATCAATGAATGGAGGCAACGTGTAGGTGAAGATGTAGCAAACAAGATCAGTCAGTTTGCATCTACCAATGGCACTAAGTTTCACAGTATTGTAGAACAATATGTGAACAATTCTATTGATTTTGTAGAGTATGAAGGCAATGAACAGTATGAAGTTTCTCTGAAACTTTTCAATCAATTTCAACACTTGCTTGATAGGATTAACAATGTTCATTATCAAGAATGTGCATTGTATTCTGAACAACTTGGCATTGCTGGTCGTGTAGATTGTATTGCTGAGTTTGATGGTCAGTTGTCTATCATTGACTTCAAGAGTTCTTCTAAACCAAAGTATGAATCTCAGATTCTTGGTTATTTTGTGCAGGAGACAGGTTATGCTAAAATGTATGAAGAAATGACTGGTAGGAAAGTTACTCAAATTGTAACCTTGATTTCTTGTCATTCAGGTGAGACACAAGTTTATGTCAGAAACCCTGATGATTATGTTGATACTCTCAAGCAGTATATTGCAGATTACAATAACAAAGGCAACTGATAATGCAAGATTGGAAATGTACCATTAGAACTCCCTCTAATTGGTTACAAACAGTGTATGTTGAGGCATACACTAGAGAGGATGCAGTTGCTGCTGCTGAAAATAGTACAGGAGGCAAATGTATATTTGCCAATATAGAGTCCACATCAAAGTGGGAATCTCCATTCTCTAATAGTTCCGCATCTAATTCTAATGATGGTGCGGAGATTTCAGGTGGTGGCATTCTATTTGTATTGTTCTTGTTGTTTATGATAGCAGCATGGAAGTACATGCTAATTATTGGTGCTATTGCTGCTCTAATTTGGGGAGTGATTGCTATATTTAAGGACTGATCTTTTTTGCCTCAGTAGCACAATGGTAGTGCATCTCACTTGTAATGAGAAGGTTGCAGGTTCAAATCCTGTCTGGGGCTTATACTGATGTGCCAGTTGTAGTAGTGGCACACTAAATGAGCACAGACCCCAAATCCATGCTATCATACATGTATGAAAGATCAAAACACCTCAGAAGTTTATCACTATCACACAAATTGGAAAGAAGGTAAAGTTAATCAAATGTGGATTCAAGAGATTGAAGAATCCAATGATGTTTATAAGTATGTTGCTATTGCTTTCAATCCTGAAAAGAATGTGAGCATGGTGATGTCTAATCCTCGTGGATATTATGATACTCTGCAATGGGTTCGTAAGTTCTGTGGTTCTTTCTCTATTCTGCCTGTTTGATTATGCTTAAAGTTAAATCTGAAACTATGATGGTTGCATCAACTGGGCACATCAAACTAGCAGATAATGAGTGGGCAAAAGATAATGCACACTTCAAAAGTTCATTCTTTTACCTATTCTCAGTGCCACAAGTTGAGTATGAAGAAAACATGCCACAATCCATTGCATTTCTGTTAGGAATTGCTGCATCTAATGGGTATGAATGGTTGATGCTAGATTCTGATGCTGATGTAATTGAAGGCATCCCAAGTTATGAGTGGTGAACTATACCATGTGCCAGTTGTGAAACTGGTCGCTATATTTACCAAAACACCTAAATCCATGCTATCATACATGTATGATAAATCAAATGACTGACTTCCCCACAATTCAATCTAAAGATGGCACAATGATTGTGTCATTTTATCCTGTTAAAACTCCATTTGGTGATGTATCAAAACAATGGTGTTTGCAGGTATTAGAGTGGCAAGGCATTGAAACAATGTCTAAAAAGTATCTCAACAGAGTAGAGAAATCACGTGCAATTCGTGATCGTTTGGCACATGATTATGTGTTTGTAAAAGATAACAGCAACCTTCCGCAACTTGGTAATCCTATGGCAGGTGCAGTTTGATGAATGAAACTGTAGAACTAAAACTTAATAACATTGTTGAGATACTTAATCAGGCAATCTATGAATCAGAGACTGCAATAGATCATCCTGAGAAAGGTTATCCCTATGCTTGTGGGTATAGTAGAGCAGCAATGAAAAATGTGCTGGATAAAGTTCAATTTCTTAAATCTTATCTTGAAAATGAATCAAACTGATGTGATGGATGCTATCAACAAAGCATTCGCAAATCTTTCTGAGAATCAGATGATTTATGATTTCTGGTTATCAGAACTGTATTATCCTAGTGGTGATTTTAACTTGGATAATTGGAATGAACATAGTCTCAAACTCATGCAAAAAGATGTATCATTAATGATAGAAGAGTAAGTTATACCATGTGCCACATGTTCTAGTGGCACACGAAATGAGCACAGACCCCAAAAGTGTGCTATCATACATGTATGGAAAAAAACAAAACATTCTCAAAACTCATTTACAACATCTCAAACCCCAAATGTGTAGTGTTTGATCTAGATGCAACATTGTGCCATCATGGTGATCAATCAGGGTTTGAAGAATGTGATCAATTCCCTGCTATTGATGCTGTTGTAGATGTTGCAAAGCACTGCAAATCTATGGGTTTTGATCTAGTCATTGCTACTGCCAGACCTGATACATTTGCAGATGGCACAGCATACTGGTTGCAAGAACATTTGCCTGAGTTTGATGCACTCTACATGAAAAATGCAGATGATGATGCAACTGGTTCCACTGCTAAAGGTCATCAACTGATGGACATTCTGCGTTTTTGGGATGATATTCAGTTCTGGGTTGATGATAGTCCATTCAATGCAAAAGTCATTGAGGATCATGGTGTGCACTGCATTCGTCCTTCTCACAATGATGCTTTCTGGGCAGACTATGGGGATCAGTGAGTTAGAATCTCCTGGTAACATTGCCTATTTTCTTTACATCAGACAAGCATACAAACCTCATACTGCTATACCTAGCAGACAAGAGTTGTTGATAAGAAATCCTCATTATCTTATCAAACTAGAACTAGAGAAACTGGAGAGGAGAAAAGGTATGGCAAGATTCAAACTTAGGGAAGATTGACTATACCATGTGCCACTTGTAGAACTGGCACACTAAATGAGCACAGACCCCAAAAGTGTGCTATCATACATGTATGAAAGATCAAAAAACACAAACCAACCAAATGATTGCTCTCCAAACTCCTGAAATGTCTACTGATTCCGTTATCACTTTCCCTCAAGATGTGCAGGACAAAATTGATGATCTGACTGATGCAAGTTATGCTCAAGATGATATGGTTGCCTTCATTGAAGAATATGGCAATGATAATTTCATTCAATTCTATGAAGAATATGTAGAGAATGGTGAGAACTATTGTTATGAAGCAGTGGATGCTTTTATTGATGAGTTTGGTATTGAAAACATTGAACATTTCACTGATGCCTATTATGGACAGTATGACAGTGAGGAACAATTTGCAGAGCAATATACTGGTGATGTGTATGGTGAACCCCCTTCACATCTTGTGATTGATTGGCAACAAACTTGGGCAACTAATTTGTCCTATGATTATGCCTTCAATGATGGTTATGTTTTTGTTAGCAACTTCTAAATCACACTTTTTCATTAACACTTTTTCACTCTAATTAACATCATGACTGCTACTCTCAACCTGCCTAAAACTGCTGCTATGGTTATGCTTGCCAAGGCACAAACTGGTGATGATCTTCTCAATGTACTTGATGCAGTTGTAGATACTCAAGAAAATCAAGTTCCTATGGTTGCGTATCCCACTGATGCCTACATCATGGAGAATGATTATGATGATAGCATTGATTTCTGATCCTGGGTGATATCATGTGCCACTAATCAAAGTGGCACAAACATTTACCGAAACCCCTGAATCCGTGCTATCATACATGTATGATGAATGAGAAAAGCAACCAAATGCAAGTTTATGTCGTGATTGGTGGGCATGATTATGAAGGAGAATCTTTTGATTCTCTGCAAATGTTTGACTGCAAATCTACTGCTGAAATGTATGAACAAGACTTGGAAGAAGGTAACAACAATTCTGGTCTAAATGTTTCGCATCTGAAATATGATTATGTAGAAATGAGGTTGCAAGGTGTAGTTATGCACTCTATGATTGCCTCCTAAGTGATAGCATGTGCCAGTTGTAGAACTGGTCGCTATATTTACCAAAACCCCTGAATCCGTGCTATCATACATGTATGATGAATCAAAAAACACAAACCAACCAAATGACTGTTACTTCCAAAACTAACTTTCAACCCACAAGGTACAATGGTTGGGCAAATTATGAGACCTGGAATGTATCCCTGTGGATTCAGAATCGTCAGTTTTTGTATAACAGTGCTATTGCATGTGTAGAGTACAAAAATGATGATGAAACTGCCTACACTAAGTTCATTCGTTGTATGCACAATGTTGATGAACTTACCACCAATGATGGTGTTAGTTGGGATGATGAACTTGTCAATCATGATGAGATCAATGAAATGATGGCAAGTCTCTAAATCATGATTACACTTTCTCTAACTGAATCTGAGTTCAAGATTATACAGTCTGCCATGGATGTAGCATTTGAAGAGTTTGAACCTGAACTAATGGATCATATTTTAGAGGATGATATTTCCTCTGTATTCACTAAACTTTCCAATGCACAAAACTAATGACCATCAAGTACACATTTGACATCAACACGCAACAACCTGTGTATGCTATCTGTCATAATGATAGGTGCATCTTCCTGACTACATCTATCACAACAGCAATCAAAAAAGTACAAAATTATGCAGTACAAAATCACTGAAATTGAGTTTGATCTGACTGATGATTGTGGTGAGTACATTGATACTGAAATGCTACAACATCAACTCCAAAAAGGTTACATAGGCAAAGTCTTAGATGTAACAGAAGAGGATGAACTTGTAGACCTAATCAGTGATAAATCTGGTTGGTGTATTAACGCTATTCAATATGAACAAGTATGATGAAAACTGAACAAAACAAAGTATTCCAAATTGAACTGTGTAAAGAAGATGCAGAGAGAATCCTTAATGCACTAGAACTGCTGCGGAGTAAGGTATTGCATTTTGCACAAACTACAGATCCTAGTTATAGCAAGGAAACACCCTGGTTAGAGTTTAGTTATGTGTCTGAGTTGTTGAATGATATGGAATGCAAATTAGATATAGATCAGTGGTAAAATGTAGTGAAATGGGGATATAATCGAAATCAATTAAATGTGTGAATAAATGTATAGTAGTTTTCCACAAGTAAGTGTTAATTCTGTGGAAAAAGTGTGTTAATTGTGTGATACTCAGTAAATGCCTCTGGTTGTAGTGATCAGTAAGGTATATTTAATATGCTGATAAATGTGTCTGGTTGTAGTGATCTTGGCCCCCATTGTATCACAAACTCCCCCAAAAGTCAAGACCCCCCAGGCACTCTGAGAACTGGCACAATGCCTCTTGACAGATAGTTTTCCACAGGTCCTAAGTGAGAATCAGTGAGAACACAGTGAGGGACTAGGATTATAGTGAAACCCAGTGAATATGCCTGTGGAAAACTATTACAAACCTGTGGGAAAACCTGTGGAAAACTATACAAATTGTGGAAAACTATTTTTCCACAGGTATATTCAGTGATGCACAGTAGGGTATACTTAGCAGTGAATGTGCAGTCCTGTGAGTATTCTTATCAAAACACAGTGAGATATACCTATTGACAAATGTGCAGTCCTGTGGTATAGTGAATTGGCAGTATTATGGGGGTGTGGTGTGGGTTATTGTGGGGTAATGCGAAAAACCACAACTACCCTAACCTACAAACCTTTGAAAAAGCGAGAACGATATAAAGATGAATAAAAAAAATTTTCCCCTGGTAAAAAATCCTGTGAGGGTTTTGTATGAATATGGATGGGGCACAACAATAAGTCCCTTAGATGAGGTGAATTATATTGTGAGTTGCCTTAGAGAAACTGTAAATATAGTTGTAACCAATTATGTGAAAAAATTTTCCAGGGGTAAAAAATGAACTGTAAGTTGACTGCCAGAGATAGGACATTTTGTGAGGGTACAATGGCACAATGCCAGAAAGCACTCTCAGACATTTCCATGGTACTGGACATATATTCTACTGATTTTAAGGTAGAAGAGTTTGTGATTAGTATTGAGGATGACAAATGAACTGGTTTGATTATTGGATAGGACATTGTTGGATGACTGGATGGCAGAGTATCAGAGGGTCTTATAGAATATGGGCAGACCTTATGACAAGCAACTATAAGGATTATAGCCTTATGTGGTATGATGACCCTTATGAGGAGTGTCTGCGTTGGTTCTGGGGTTCATTAGGTGAAGATGAAACGCTTCCTAAAGCGTTTCTTGAGCATCTTATACAGATGGCAGAGGATGTAAGGACTGGTAAAGAAAAGACTTATTCACTTGATGAGGTTATGGAGGAATTAAAAAGTGACATTTGATACTGTTTTTATTTCTGATGTTCATTTAGGAACTGATAGGTGTAATACTAAGAAGTTCTTGAAGTTTCTTAAAGGACTTAAAACTAAGAAACTTGTGATGGTAGGTGATATTATTGACATCTATTGTATGGAGAAATACAATACCAGGTGGAAGAGGGAACATACTGAATGTGTTCATGCCCTTTTAGATTTGTGTAAGAAAGGCACGGAGGTTGTCTATGTTCTTGGTAATCATGAAGGTGCTATTAGAAGGTATTGTACCTTTGCGCACAAGAACTTTATGATGTGCGATGAGTATGTTCATAAGGATATTTTTGGGAATAAGTATCTCTGTACCCATGGCGATAAGCACTCTGAGTTCTCTTCTGGTTCATGGAAACAATTAATGTTTAATTGGGGATATGAATTTATTACGCCACTGAGTATTTTTTTGAATCGTCATTTCAGGTTCTCTCTGGTTCATTTCTTAAAGAATACTATGCGAGGTAAAGGATATATTAATAAGTATGAGTACGATTTAATTATATACTGTAATGAACAAAAAAAGAATTATAATGGTATTATTTGTGGTCACATTCATCATGCAAATATTCGTAGATTTAATGATTTGATTTATATGTGCTGTGGAGATTTTGTTGATACTTGTTCTGCCATTACTGAAAAGAATGGCATTTATTGTTTGGAGAAATACTAATGAGCATTGAGGATCAGACAACATATACAAAGGAGATTGGTGAGTATCTTATGAAGGATAAAATGAATAGACATACTGTCATCCTTTCAAGTCTTATTGATGGTGCCACAATAAGGATTCAAATTGTTGTGGATACTCCTATGAATGCTGAGCAACTTAAGGCTTATTATGAATGTAAGAGTATTACTATTAGTGATGTAGAGGTTCTGTAAGGTTTTATAGCGGCTTTGTCTCTACCAATATCTCTCTCAATTGACATAGAATAAATAGTGTAGTATCATTGAATTGGTACGTACATAATCAAATTTGAGAATTTTATGGCTAAAGGATTTACTGTAAAAGCAAAAACACCTGAACCTCAGGAAGAGTCCCTGTTTAATCTTGAGGAATGTAAGGAAAGAATTAGAGGTAAGAGTATTGTATTTTGTTTACCTGGACGTGGGGTATCATATACATTCTTAAAATCATTTGTACAACTTTGTTTTGATTTGGTACAGTCTGGAGCAAGTATTCAGATTAGTCAGGATTACAGTTCCATGGTTAACTTTGCACGTTGTAAGGTACTTGGCGCAAATGTGCTTGCAGGACCAGATCAGGTGCCCTGGCAAGGTAGGTTGAACTATGATTATCAACTATGGATTGATAGTGATATTGTATTCAATACAGATGCATTTTGGGCACTGGTTCAAATGGATAAGGATATTGCAGCAGGATGGTATGCCACAGAGGATGGTAGGACTACATCTGTTGCCCATTGGTTGGATGAGGAGAACTTTGCCAAGAATGGTGGGGTCATGAATCATGAGATGGTAGATACCATTTCTAATAGGAAGAAACCATTTACAGTAGACTATACTGGATTTGGTTGGGTTCTAATTAAGAAGGGCGTCTTTGAACACCCTGAGATGAAGTATCCTTGGTTTGCACCTCAGATGCAAGTCTTTGAATCTGGTGATGTTCAGGATATGTGTGGTGAAGATGTCTCATTCTGTTTAGAGGCTACCAGAAAATGTAATTTTGAGATTTGGTGCCATCCACAAATTCGTGTAGGACATGAAAAAACAAGAGTCATTTAGAATTCTTTGTAATGGTAGGGTCATCTATCAAAACCTCTCTCAGGAAGAGATGTTTGAGACCATGGATGACCTTGCCCAACAATTCTATGATACAGGGCTTCCCAATCCCCAAGACCTTGTGGTAGAATGTGTAGGTAATCCTGAGGAATAAACACCATGGCAAAGCGTCCATCACTATCTGGTAAAGTAGTTATTGAAAGTACACCCAAGAAAACACGTCAAGGGCGTTCTCAAAACACTAAACTCTCTGCCACTTCTAAGAATGGTAGTAGGAAGCGTTATAGAGGACAAGGAAATTAATTTAAAGGGACCTTCTAGGTCCTTTTTTAATGTCTATATAAAGTATTAAGGGATAGCAACCCCTTAAAAAGTTCTAATTCAATCGAATTAGGGAGCAAATGCCTAACTTACCTGTTGATAGAGACAAAAATTTTATGTACCAAATGTGGGGAACCACAAATTTGGTAACTGATTACAATGTGAAACTTGAAAAGAAAACTATTCAAGAGATTATGCATGATGATATTCCAAAAAATAAGCATCACTTAAAAGAACAAGCAGAACTTCATGCTATTATTCGTAATGATGTAGATTATGATGATTGGGAATATGGAACTGAACCAGTTTATGGAAAACCTCAATAAATAAAAGTAACATATTACATAGTTAAAGGTGCCCTTAGAGAATATATCAAAAGGATTTAAAGATATCAGCTTGTCTTTTCTAAGGCATCCTGTGACAAATGATATTGGCACCCTTAATAATGAAGATGCAATTAAGCGATCAGTAGTTAATTTAATCAGAACAAGAGTTGGAGAAAGATTCTTCAACTCTCTTTTAGGTTCTAATGTAGAAAACTACTTCTTTGAACTTGCAGATAGTGGTATTGTAGATCCTTTACAAGAAGAAATTAAAACAGTTATTTCTAACTTTGAACCAAGAGTTACTGTTAGATCAGTTGATGTTGCAGTATATCCTGAAGACAATGAACTAGATGTGACTATAACATATGATATTGTTGGACTTGCTGTTCCAACGCAGGCAATCAATTTCATATTACAACCCACTAGATACTAATGGCATTTACAGATTTTACTAATCTAGATTTTGATCAGATTAGAGCATCCATTAAAGATTACCTAAGGGCAAATTCAACCTTTACTGACTTTGACTTCGAGGGTTCTAACTTTTCTATTCTGATTGATGTACTTGCATACAATAGTTATCTGACTGCCTACAACACCAATATGGTGGCAAATGAGGCATTCCTTGATAGTGCTACCATTAGAGAGAATGTAGTATCACTGGCAAGGAACATAGGATTTGTACCCCTGTCTAGAAGGGCAGCAAAGGCAAACATTTCATTCATAGTTACCAATATCAACTCACAAGTTAAAACTGCCACCTTGAAGGCAGGAGTGGTATGTACAGGTAACTTAGATAATACCAGTTATATCTTTTCTATCCCAGAAGACATCACTGTTGGAGTTTCTAATCAAGAAGCAATTTTTTCAGATATAGACATTTATGAAGGAACATATCTTACAAAAACCTTTACAGTAGATACATCACAACCAAATCAAAAGTATATCATTCCAAATCCTTATGTAGATACATCTACAATTAGGGTAAATGTAAATGATGGAGGAACTATTGAGCAATATAATGTAGTAGATAATATTGTAGGTATCAATTCCACATCAC